GGTGTTCATCTTTGAATATTTCCTAGATACCTTATACTTCCTTAAATCAAGAAGTGCATCGTTAACAATCGCCTTTACATATGTTTCGCCAGCATTAGGATGTACCTTTCGAACCCTTGAAAGTATTTTCTTGAATGTCATTTATGCTCCTGCCGGTGCTCCCGTCATTGCCTGTACTGCTTTTGCATATTGCCCTACAAGCCAGTTATACTGGTCCTTTCTAGCATTGCCGAGTTCAATGTCTTCGTCAACCATAATATCTGTTATAATTCTTTCCATTCCCTTCACCGCAGCATACAATACAACAATGTATTCAAGCTCGTCTGGGAATGTAGCAATAGCACTATCGCCATAGGCTACGGCTGGATACTGAACTTCAGAATATTTACCTACCGCAGAAGAGGATGATGGTAATATATTAAGAAAATTACTCTCAATATAATACACAGGGTCTGTTGCTGTAGCATAGTCCATATCATCTGAGTCAGATACACGTCCTTTAAGCTTTGCTGGAATCAATCTACAGGGTTGGTCAATCGTTCCATCGCTTCGCCTTACATTAAAAACCTTGCCTGTATTCAATGTAGACGCAGAACTTTCACTTCCAGGGGCTTGTGGAGTAAGTGTTACCTCGGAAGAACACAACCTTAAAAGATTGGGTGGCATAAGGTTTATAACCTCTTTTGCACCATCTGTAAGAAAGGATGTAATTGCTGTAGTATCAGAAGAACTACCGCCTACAGTACCGACCATATCTTCAATTTGCACTTGGAACGTAGCCATTACGCCTCAATTAGTATCATCTGCAAATTTTCTGCAGAAGATGCAAGAGCATAAATAGCATCTACACCAGAGCGAAACATTGCGAACTCTCCTGGTTTTAATGCTACCATTGATGTCGTGGAAGACATATCAGAATCCTCATCAATATATATTGTACCGCTAGTACCGAGGTTCTTGAGAAATACATATCCTACATCACTCAAGTCTGTAGAATTAAATGTTAGCGTTTCTGCACTTGTTCCGATAACCTGTACACCCATATGCATAGCATCGCCAGATACATCAACAAATGTTGAATCGTGCTTTGAATGCTTTACATCATTTTTGCTGTATTCAAGCTGTGCTTCTATTCTTAGTTCGTTAGCCATTATTCTTTTTCCGCCTTTTGTTTAGCAGCGCATCCCCTTTTTCTTGCCTTTCTTTTTTTTCTTTTTCTTCTTCTTTTTCTTGGTAGGCGGTCTGCCTTTCTTGCGTCCGTACGTTCCTTTGCCTTTAGGCATAGTTCAAGCCCCCCATCTTCTTTGGTTCATTTCAGAAATATTATCATCTATGGTTTGGCTCCTGAACTCTATATCAGTCCGCTTTCCACGTTCTGTCCTTACAAATCCATAAGGAGATGAAACCTTTTTTACTTCCTCACATTTGGGACAAGATTCTCCCTTGTAGTACCCGTGGGAAGAACAAATTCCAGATATCTTCAAGCGTATCTTCCTGCGCCCATCATAGGAGGAGCACCCATAGGCATTCTACCTCTAGGTCCCTGTCCCTGCTGCATCATAGCCAATAAAGCCATCATCTGAAGCTGGTTCGGACCTCCTGCAGCACCTGCACCACCTACTCCTGGCATTCCCATCCCAGCACCCATCATAGGGGGTGGAGCCATAGGCATTCCCATTCCTGCGCCCATCATAGGAGGCGGAGCCATCGGTGCCCCCGCTGGCATTCTGCCTCTGGGTCGCCCGCGTGCCTGAGCGAGTTTCCCTTTCACTCCTGCGGCATTCGGACTTCCCGTTGGTGCCCTTGGGGGAGCCTGTGTGCCCCTACGTGGACCAACCTGTGGCATAAGAGCCGCCATTAAAGAGCTTCCACTAGGAAGCCTTTGTCCAGCACCTGTAATTGGCGCACTCTGTCCTTCCATATATCCTTGCTTGTCTCCAAAAACTTGCAAAAGCTGATTCATCTTCATAGACTGAACCATTGGATTGTCCTGTACAGGACCTGTACCAGCATACGGCATAACTATTCCTCTCTAGTTTCGTACCACTTGGGACGATTTCCCAAGAAATACAGTATTAACAAAATTACTAATATTATCCATAGTAAACATTTCACCTAGTGGTGGAAAGAAGTATAACCCTCTAGCCACCTTGTTTTTTAGGGGAAAGTCCTTTATACGACCTTCCCCCACAGTAAACAAAAACTGCTAATCCTTATGAATTCGGATTATGATGTGGTAACTGCGCCATCGGCAGCTGACGAACCAAACATCCAATATGCTCCAGCACTGAAGGACATTTCAATGAAATCCCCTTTATGTGCCGAAGTGCCAATAATGACATTGGATACACCAGTTGCGGCTGAAGAACCTGGACTGTCATCGCCAGTGTCAACTTCAGTTTCGTTGACCTTGCCGAAAACAATCGCACTGCCAGCGGCAATCGTAATTGCTGCTGTCGGTGTATGTTCTTCTACCCAGAACTTGTAAGTGGTCCCATCTAGACCTGTAGTAGCGGTGGGAAGCGTAATTGTATACGCACCACCAGCGGAATCTAACCTAAAGGTTTTTCCGCTATCCGTCTCAGCGTCTAGAGTTCTCGCAGCCTTGATTTGTTCCCAAGGCTGAAGAAATCCACCAGCTCCACTACTTTTACTAATATAGTCACTACGCATGATTCATTCCCTACAGACTTTCGACGTTGTAAAGAGCATGGGTTTCTGGAAGTGTAACTTCTAGACCCGCTTCGGTCAGAATCATATCTTTCCGAAGGTCTTCGTCGTCGTTCTGTACGTTAGTAATAACATGAGTATCACGATTGACACCGTTTCCGACAAGCGGACGGTAGGCAACGTTTTTCATATCAGCCATAAGCATGAAGCCGCTAGCAATACCACGGAAGAGTGGCTCCTTAACCAGATTCATTCGGCCATGGATACTATCAATAACCATGATTGAATGTCCAAAAGTACCCTGTCTTTCTTCGTAGTTCCAACGAAATGGAGTAACAGCTGTAGTACCAGCCTGTAAAGACTCGTACAAGAAGTTCCCATCTCCTAGTTTATTAAAGAAAGAAACAACGGGCAATCCGCAAAGAACCAATCTGTCGCCACTGCCACCGCGAGCGGGGTCAAAAATAACCTCTAAGTCAGAAAGCATTCTGTCATAGGTTAATTCTGCCTGTGCTACGCTTCTGTAATATCCAGCACCTGATGTGTGGGATAAATCAGAATCGTCGGTAGTCGGATTCGTGTTTTTTACAATATGACCAACAAGGCCTTCAGTGTACTGAACGCCAGTTACACGAGCTTTCTGCCCAAAGAGCAAAGCCCGTTCAATGTCGACCTTATGTTCACGAAGCTTCTCAGCCCAAATACGCTGAAATTCATCAGAGTATCCCCTGAACCGAGTAGCTAGTGCAGTTCCTGACAATTCCGCAGCAGTTTTGAAAATCTGAGTATAACCGTAGTTATCCTCGATTTCCGCAGACCACACATCAGGTGCGCCGGAACCCTCAGCAAATGAGGTGCCGATAACCTGACATTGGTCGTTATCTGCTAATGTCGCATAGCCAGTTACGTTGGAGTTTGATACTTCAACACATTTACCTGTGAAGCTTGTATCAGCACCATTGTCTGACGGAGACGACTCAATTCGGAATATTGCCTGTGACCATCCAGCTGTACCATCAACCGTATTAACGGAGAAGACCATGCCCTTCACAAGCCAGTCAATACTGCCTGGAGAAGAAGCTGCGTCATCAACCGTAAAAGCATAACTGGTTCCAGCAGTAACAGCACCCGTTGGGGCACCATCAATATAGAAATTTCTGGAAGTCCAATTAATCTTAGTACGATTTTCTAGATACCTGAAGACTGAATCATCGGTAGGAACTTTGGCTACTTTGCTCAGGTAGACGAAAAATGGAGACTCTTCTGGAGCTAATTCAGCTACCCTGTCTCCAAAGTTATATAGTCGTCTACGGTCTGGAGCTTGTCCGACATCGGCACTCGTCGCAGCAACAGTTATGTCACTTGATTTAAGTGTGCCAGTGTTATAAGTAACAGCCATAGTTTACCTCCTAAGGTAATCTACCTGCATTCGAACTCGCCATCACTGCATCCCAGACTTTATCCTCATCGCTCTTTCGAGCGGGGGCTTTGCCTTGCACAGCTCCGGCGGTCCTGGGAGCTGACTTTCCAGCTCGGACTGCATCCAGTGAAGAAGAAGGCTTCGACCCATCCTTTTTCTTTGTTTTCACGAATACGTCAACAAGTGCGTCAAGTGACAATTGCTCCTTCGGTTGCGCGTAAAATTGAAGAAACTCTTGTGTATCTTGTTCACCAAGCTTATAAACATTTTTTAGTTCGCTCACAAGATTGTTTACAAACACCTGTTCCTGGAGTGCTCCCATGTGTTGTTGTATAGCCTGATTTACCTTCCCATGTTCCTGTTGTTCACGAAACCTGAAAGAAGGGGAATCGGGCTTGAAATACGCATCCCAAGGATTAAAATCCTCCTCAGAAACAGCATCTTGGCTAGCACTTACTTGTGAATTCAGATTTTCCTGTAATAGTTTTATCAAATCTGGTCTACTCTCCAAAAGGTCAACTAAGGGCTGATATTGGTTCCAACTAGTCAACTCGGCTTCCGCCTTGTCTTTCATAGATTGGAACTTTTTAGCCTCGGTTTCCCAGTCAACGCCACTTGCGTCCGAAGTTAGCTCTTCAGCTTCTTCTGCGGGGGATTCGTAGTCCTCGCCCACAGATTCATCGCTGTCCGCAAATAAATCAACCGTATCCTGTTCCTGTGAATCGATTACCTCATCGATTACGTTTTCTTCTGTTGCCATAACCTACCTCCTGATGTCTTCAAACCGTGGACTGGACTCCTGTGGAATCTCCCTGTCGAAGCGTCACCATATGTTATGTTTCCGATTTAGCTGCCGCTTTTTCC